TAAAATAAACCCAACAAATAGAATTACACCACCAACAAACAGACCAAGCAAAAATACAATCATTAGTAACCCTCCTTAAAACCTATTCTAATAATGCTAGGACTTGCCAACGCCACCATTACTATCCCCGTTAATCCCTCCACCCCCACCAGCTTTGACCCCTACACGGGAGAGCCTGCCTTTACTGGTACTACCTATAAAACAGTTAGGGCAACGTTAGAGGAAACCACACCACCTAAAGACCTTAGCCTGCCCGGTGTGGATAATCCCCTGGCATATCTAGAAGGAAGGATACTTGATAACTTACCAGATGAATTAAAACCAAACCTCTATTACAACATCACCATTTCACTCCAAACTGGCGTTAAATCCGCACGTTTTTATGTGGTTTCTACACCCGTCAGCCGCTTAGGGCTAGATGTATTATTTGGCAAAGCCATAGCAGGATGGCTAACAAATTAAGCAATTGTCATTATTGGCAATAATTGATTTTTGTGGTTAGGATTGGATAAAACATTGAGGGCACCACTATGCAAACTATTACAACTGCGCCAGATGTCTCGCCCCGTGACTTGCGGGTGATCGAAATTGCAAAGCGTATCTGCGACACTTACAACCCGGCTGAGATTAAAACATTGGTTAAGGTTAGTCCTACTACCATCCAGCGCTGGGCAGATGGAGATAATAAGCCAGTTAAGCAGTCATTGTCAGCGGTGCCCTACTTGCTATCGATTAGTGATCAGTTGTTTGAAGACTATCTTAATGGCGATGTATCCCTTGATGAATTGTGGGAGCAAAGAGGGTCTTGCAGACGTATCCATGCAAAGGAAGAAGTTACCATTGCAACAGTGCTAAATGATGCTAAAACCCTCAGCACCATGGAGTTGCTTAAGCTTATCAGTCAATTATTCTTGATTCTGAATCCTAAAGAATTAGACTTTAGCAAGGAAGATAAGTTTGACGCTCACATCACCTTGCAACCAACTGAAAAGAAGCGATTAAAGTCTTTGATTGAATTCTCTAACCTATATCGTGGTCAGGATACCCGTTCAATCATTGAAGCTGGAGCAGCAAAGGATGTGGTTGAAAGCATTATCAATGATATGCAATACGGCTTTAATTTGGAGAAATATGCCACCTTATTACCTTTTCTTTGTGTGCCAGAAGGATGGAATGAGGCAGATAAGCCCATCATTACCAATCCATCTGCCACCTTTCCCGATGCTCAAACCATGCTAGATGCTCTCAAGCAATAGCATCTAATATACGTTGCTTGGCAGATTCTTTAATCTGTTCCAACTGATTGTAATTAACGCCTAACTCTAACATTGCCTCTAACGGCTCTTGGGTAAAGGCGGTATATTCTGCTGGCGTTAGAGCATCTTCAACCTGTTTGGACAATAGGTCTGCTCTTTCATCGTCTAACATATCAAAAATGTCCATAATCTCCCCATCACCTCCTTTGATGCTGGTGATAAAGGCAAATTGATATTTACGCTCAGACGTAGGAGGTTTGATGGTGCGATCGCCATGTAATTCTTCATCAATTAAAGCCTTAATCCAACTGAAGGCATAGCTACTAAACTTAATCTCTTTACCATCATGGAACGGGTCATAAAGATAAAGGGCATAGATTAAGCCAATCTTGCCCGCTTGCAATAAGTCATCAGCGTTGGCAATTTTATGATGTCGCCAACGTCGGTGTACCTCCCTTGCCACCATGCCAGTGTTGTGAGCTACCAACTTTTCCATTGCCCGCTGTGCCCGCTTAATCTCTGGCGTGTCAGGGATGCGCTTGCGGGCTTCTAGCAAGTTTAATTTTTTCCACCCGCCACGAAAATCTTTACCAATTAAAGCCCTGAGCTTATCCTTGAGGGGCTTAAAATCTCGCCAGAGTTCTATCTGCTCTGACTTGGTTAGGGGGTTTAATCGTATGTTTTTAGCCATAACCCCAGTACAACGTAGTGCAGTCTGTCTTGCTACTGTTACAGTCATCCTAACACCTATTAATTAGTCTCTCAACATCCTACCAATTGCTTACAATTATTTCAAACAATTGCAAGCAATTGGCGCAGTTGCAATTATTCCACTAATTTAATAGGCATAAACAGAAAGATAGAGTGGTCATTGGCTTTTACTGTGACCGGATGGCGGGGATGGTTGATTTGAAAGGTCAGGTTTTCCCCTTCCAAGCTGTTTAAGCCTAGCTGTAGGTATTTGAGATTACCTGCAAGCTCGATAGCTTCACCATCTAGTTCGCAATCAATCTGCTCCACACCATTGCCGATGTCCTGTACTTCACTAGATAAGGTAAGGCGATCGCCAAAGCTTAGCTTAATGATCTGGTTTTTGGGGTCGGTGAATACGGCTAAGCGATTAAGCGCTGACTTTAGCTCCGCCCCATTGACCGTCGCCTTGATCTTGTAATCCTCTGGCAATAGTTGAGTGACATCAGGGTAAGCACCATCCAACAGTCGAGAGATAACGGTAACATCGCCACTGGATAAGCAAACCTGTTGCTCATCCATCTGTAAGGTAAGGTCTTCTTCTAAGCCACGAGCAAAGGCAGTCAGTACATGAGCAGGGATGGTAGCGGTGATGTCCTCACTACAACCATCAGACCAGTACCGAGACAAAACATGACCATTAGTGGCGGCAAAACACAACTTGCCTTTAGTGGTGGCCAAGTTGATGCCAGTTAAAACCTGTTTAGTTTCTCCACTACTGGCACATCCGCCTACTGTGGCGATCGCCTCTTTAAAGACGGTGCCCGATAAAGCAATACGCTCTCCCTCACAAATTGGGAGTTCTGGATAATCCGCCGCCGCATGGACTGCCAACTTATATTTGCCAGTGTCGCTTTTAATCTGGATGCCATTTTCAATTTCACTTACAAATAAGTCACCATCAAGCCTGCCAAAAATGTCATTCAGCATCCGATATGGGATGCAAATGGACTCTCCCACTCCTTTAACGCTGTCCACATCTATAGTGTGGATAATGGCAGTGGCAAGGTCAAAGCCACAAATAAAAGCCCGCCCCTCTTGCAGGTCAAGCTTGACTGAGCCTAAAATAGGGTGAGATGGCTTGGAGGGAATACTCCTTCCTACTATATTTAAAGCAGTGGATAACGTTTTAGCGTTAACGTAAAATTCCATAGTTCCTCTGACTGATTACAGACGCTATTATAAAACACCACCGCAAATCCGCAATAAAAAATTAATTTTAAAGGGTATCTTGCAAATGATTAACGTTATAGGCTACAATTTAAATGAATCAAGGATTATACTTGCAAACTAAACCTCGCCTGAATGGCTTCAAGGCGGGGTTTATCTTTTTGTGTCACATTTGAATGAAATGATTTAAAATAGATGTGAGCCATTCATGAAAGCTGTATAACCCTTGAATTAAATGGAAGTATTATCTCAAGTTACCCAGCAAACGACACTCCTAGGCTATCAGCCAGGAGATAAACTATACATACGTTGCTTGCCTGGCAAAGGGTTTGACGTTAAAGCAGATAAACTCTACCCCTTTGATGGCTATCTAACGGTAGGAACATGGGAGTTTACACGGTTACACAGTCAGAAGCAAGGCGGGGGAGTAAAATATGTCACCAAGTTTGGACTAGATGCGCTACAGAGATACAACGATGATGGTTATGGCATTTACTTGGTAGTTAATCCCGGTGGTAGGGCTGATGAGGACATAAAAGAATGCAGGGCGCTATTCTATGAGTGTGATGATATTGACTTAATTGAGCAGTGGGAAAGAATCTGGAGATTACCACTAGAACCAAGCCTGATAATCCAAACCAGAAATAGTTTACACGTTTATTACAGACTAACCGCAGGCATCACACCTGAAGAATGGCGTACTCTACAGCAACGCCTAATCCAACTAATGGAGTCTGATCGGAGCATTCATAACCCATCTAGGTTGATGCGGTTAGCTGGTTTTAAACACCAGAAAAAAGACCACTATCCAGTTAAGGTCAACATCCAAGCCCAGACCGATAACGTCTATGATGTGGCGGCGATCGCTAGTCTATTGCCAGAGTGGGACGGTAGTAAATGGGCTGATAGTAAAGAAGTAGATGAAGACTGGCAAGCTAAAGCCCAAGAGCTAAAATCTAAGCGTCAAACCATCATCCCCAGTAATGAAGCTTTCCCCTTAGAAATATGCCTATCAAAGCAAGATAGAGATTTAATTGATTATGGTGTGGCTAAGGGTGAGGGCTATATTCAAGGTTACAAGTTGGCTTGTAACCTGATTGGTACGGAAAAGTTTTTGCAGTCTGCTGGCTATCGTTTTGAAGGCACAGCAGAAAGTTTATTTACCCAATTTGCCCTCAACAGTTCAGAGTCCTACCATGGCTCTAAAGATGTTGAAAAAGTATTAAAGGATGCAGCTAAAACTAATCCCACTCCCACTCTGTCTGCTGATGCCATAGAGAATTGTATAAAGGCATGGCAACGTAAAAATGGGGATGTGGTCTGGGAACAGATTAACAATATTCAAACCAAGCCAGCTAAAGGTATAGACGCTAAAAAGGGCTTGTTAGCTACCCTTAACGGCATTGTTGATGCGGTTAAAGATAAACTAAAACGACGCTCAAAAGGTCTGATTAAAGCCAAAAACGTTATCTATTTTAACGGTGATGACCGGGTTGCTTTTACGGAAGAAATGACCCGCAAGCACAAATACATTTTAGATATTAGTCCCACTGGTAGTGGTAAATCCTATGCCATGGGGCAAATCAGTGCCCAACGTTCTTTACTAATCCCCGATGGTGATGACGGCAACAATAATAAAATCATCTATGCCTGCCCCTCCCACCGTAATCCCACTAATAAAGAGTTAGAGAAAAATTACTTTGAGACTGTAGCCAGAAACGGTGGCTATAAACTGAACCACGATAAACTAACCGCTGCGGGTAATCCTTATAGAGAATCCGCTACTGATGATGAATTATTTAAATTAGCAGACCTGGATCGCACAGAGTCTAACTGTAAGCATTACCAACAATTTTATAATTACTACGCTGCCAACCAGCCCACTGATGGCATTTGTGGCGCTTGTAATTTAAAAGCTAAATGTGCCACCAGCCAAGGTGATGGCTATGGATATTTAAAGGATTCTACCCAGTGGACTACCAAAAACTATATCAGGACTAGCCCCCAATGGTTGGACTCAGACAAGGTAACAGCATTCCCCACTGCCTTATTCTGCGATGAAGCAGGGCAATACACATGGACTTATGATGTAGTGGTGGATTGGGCGGAATTTAGAGGGTCATGCCACCGGATTAAAAAAGCTTTGTTAACTGCTAGGGCTGACCAGTTAGAGCAATTGGAGGCTAGCGCAGAATACAAAGCTAATCCCGACGCTTTTGCAGATGAACGCAATCAAATCATTAAAGCAATTGAAGTCTGTAAGCAACTGTCTAAATTAATCATGGTAGTGGCTAACGAGTTAGAAGAGATTTACACAGAAGAATTGCCTAGGTATGGTTTAAAACTGGCAGATATTTTAGAAAAAGATATTGACATTCCCCAGTTATTAATTGACAACCTGCAGGAAATTTTAAAGGCTGAATTGACCTTAGCCCCTGACCCAGTAGATGAATTTGCAGAGGTGCCTAAGCTATTCTTCCATGACTTGCTAGGTATCTTGACCAGAAAACAGCCAGGTTCACTACATATCAGCAAAACCAAGTTAACCATTAGTCAGCCTAACTTTAGACTGCGTAATGCCTGCATTGCTTCTAAATCTACTGTGTTTCAAGATGCTACTTTATCACCACAACACATGGCATGGTTTTTAGGTATTGATGTCGATGACATTGTGGTGATATGTCAGCGGTCAACGGTGCCGGAAAATTTAACCATTGAGCATTGGAAGGGCTTAGGTAATCTGTCTAACGGTAGGACGGAAAGCCAGGACGCTTTAATTAAAACTATCCGCCAACAATTAAAAGAGCAACATCCCAACATTGGCTTTATTGATTGGAAGCAGAAACGGGAGTCTAGCGACTTAATCCACTGCGGTGATAGTCGAGGCAGTAATGCCTACCAAGCTAAAGACATCGTAGTAGCAATAGGTTTGCCCCGTCCCAATATGACTGCCGTTGCTTTAGAGTTTGAAGCTTTAACCAACCAGGCGATCGCCAGTTATGAAGACGATGATTACGCCAAATATTATAACCACGCTACCGCCGCTAATATCATTCAGGAATTTGGGCGGTTGAGGGCTAACCGTCGCAGTGAGTCGGTTAAGTTTATTTTGCTTGGTGATGGTGATGTTAGCTTCCTCCATGCTGCTGGCTATAAAGTGCAAGACATTAATACTTACGAGTTGTACCCAGAACTAGGGCTACGTCGTCAGGGTGCCAGAGCAAGGTATCTAGCCATGGCAACTAGGATTGCCTTTGATATGGACTTAGACCAATGGCTGAGCCTAACCCAGGCTGAATTGGCAGAATTATTAGACCGTGCCGCTAGTAGCTTATGCCGTTGGCTAGATAAGTATTTTGGCTTATCTGGCGATAAAAAAGGTCAAGCCTTTGAGCGCTTCCAGCAAATGGTCATTGCTGTTATCCACCGTAAAAAGACCCCCGACGGCAAACTACCTAAAGAACGCCTTGAATTTATCCAAGCCCTTGCAGATGTTTTAATTCCTCCCTTGCTATCGTGCCCCAATGAACAAATCGGGCAAGACCTCATGTTGATTCTAAAATCATGTTGCTGGGATGACTTTTTAGAAGCTATAGGACGTATTAAACATAATCAAGGATTAGCCATTATAGCTCGTTTGTTTAACGTTGCTCACAATACTATGGCAAATGCTTAATATAAAAGAGACGTATTCAATTATTTGCAATGAATAATTTTCTTAGCTTTTCTGTGTTCATTGAAAGCGTAAAAGATGGCGGTTGGCAGGGTTATGCTGCTAATGAAAAGGTAAAATTAACAGAGTTTACCGCCGCTACTTTAAAACAATTAGAAGATAAAATTAGACTTGATATTTTAAAATACCATTGCGCTAAAGATATGGGCGCAAGCTTTATTTACGATAGGGCAAATGGAACGATAATTTATTACAATATGCCATGTGAGACACTTGCGGTATTTCTTAATAAAGCTAACATTAATTATGAACTACCTAACGCCCAGATTGCCTATGGTGTCTTTGATTCAAAGCAAGCGCAGTATCGCATTGATGTTAAACACTATGGACATTTTGCATTTTGTAAGGTGTTAGGAATATTTACAGAGCCTAATTTGTTGCCAGTTATAAATTAAACTTTTTGCAAGCTTGTTGATATAAAATAACACCGTGACTAGAGTTCTGTTCTAGGCAATAATCTAAAATTTTAGCTTGGAATCGAATGTATTTTTTTATTTCTTCATTGTCAGGTGGGGTGGCTTTAATCTCATTAGGGTTAACCATCTCACCATCACTGTTAATAATGGCATCAATGTTATAAAAGTTGCCGCTTTTAACCAGCATTACTATCTCACCTTCATAACGGCTCATGATTAGTGGGTCATTTTCACCACCAAAAAGGGGCACATCATCGCCATTGTCCAGGGTGGCAGTAACGACAGAGCCAATCTTACCGTCTTTTTTTCTGGTGTAACTTTTAGGACTACCTTTGATCACCGCTGCAATCTGGCTCATTTGTTTTAATCACTATATTTTTGCCCTACTATATTAAAAACAACCTAAGTACAGTAACGGTTAAAGCTCAATTGCAGTTCTCTTAATATAGTTAATATGTCTGCAATTGGAGTTGGCTATGGTATTTTTATGGGATGAGGCAAGACTGCCGGAATCAGCAGTTATCACGGATGAGGGCTATTTAGAGGTAACAGGGAATCTGGCTAGGGTGGGAGTGATGCCCTATGGCGGTAAAGAGCTAGGGCGATCGCCGGATAGGGTTTATCAGGTTTACAGGTCTGCTCAGGTGGTTAAAGATACTGCTGAGCAGCTTAAAAACAAGCCTGTAACCGTTGGGCATCCCCCTGATGGAGTTAGTTTGGCTAATGCGGAAAAGGAATGGTCTGGCAGTGTAGTAGATGCCTGGTTTGATGAGGCGACAGGCTGGGTCAAGGGCAAGATGTTATTAACCCATCCCAAAGCTATTAAGGCTTACTTTGATGGTTACAAAGAAATTTCTGTAGGGGCTAAAAATGCCGAGTTGGTTGATAGCTCTGGTCAGTGGTTGGATGAGGTTGGAGTGCAGGAAAAAGGTAAGGCTTTTAACTATGATTTGGAAATTGCCAATTTAAAGGGTAATCATGTGGCGTTAGTTAAAAGAGCTAGGGCAGGAAGTAAGGCTACATTTGACAGTGCAGAACAAAACGAGGATATTATTATTAATATAGACAATGGTAATGTTATTAAGGAATTAACTATGGAAAAGAAATTTTCTATTAGCCTTCATGACGGTTCTAGTGTTGACTTGTCGGGCGATAACGCCAAAGACATTTTTAAGACCTTTGAATCGTTGACTAAAGAGAAGGCAGAACTAACTAGTCAAGTTGTTAAGCTACAGGACTCCGTAAGTGATTATGAAGGCTTGCAATCTCAAGTAACTGAGCTAACTAAAAAGCTTGATATTGTAACTGGTGAATTGGAAGCCAAAAAAGTACAGCTTGCCGATGCCCAATCTGCCACGGTGGAAGCCGATGAGCGTAAATCATGGTTGCAGACGTACTCTGAAGTTAAGCCCATGTTGGCTGATGGTGGCGATGAAGTTTTTGCTTTGTCTGTTGCTGATTTAAAACGGTCTGCGGTTAAGGCTGTTAAAGGCATTGACTTAGCAGATAAGACTGACGATTACGTTACTGCTTTTTACGCTGGTCTGCTAGAGAGTGGAGCTTTGAATCAAAGTTCTAATTCTAGGGCTAAAACCATTTTGGATAATACCCAAGATGGGGATGCCCGCAGTAAGCTTGAAGCCGCTTTTGCTGAGCGTAACAAGCAAGTTGAAGCCAACGCTTTAGGTTTTCTAGGAGGTAAATAATGGCTATTGCTTTAGACAATTATTCTTTACAGTCGCCCAAAGGTTATGAGGGTGCACCTGCTGGTTCTATCGTCGGTTTTGACCTGCGGGGTACTTTAGAAGGCATGGTCAATGCCACTGGTGCTGCTATTCCTTTTGGTCGGGTTTTGACTAACAAAACTAACGGTCAAGGATTGCCTGCAAATCTAGATGAGACTGTTGCTGGTGTATCGATTGGTATGGCTCATTATGAGTCTGATGCTAACTTTGGCGGTAATGCTGGTACTCCTGACAAATTCTCTCTAACGGTTGCAAAAAAAGCAATCATTTGGATGCTGGCTGAAAATGCGATTGATTACGGTGATTCTGTCTTTTACCGGGTCATTATGCCCTCTGGTGCTGCGGGTGATAAAGCTTTAGGTCGGATTCGTTCTGATGCCGATGCTTTGGGCATTACTAACGTTGCTTTGACCAGTAATGTTGCCACCATTACCACCGATGGGGCTCACGGGTTTGTGGTTGGTCAGGTTGTCACCATTGCAGGGTTGACTACTACTGCTTTGAACGGTACCTATACAGTTGTGGCTGTGCCTACTACGACCACGTTTACCTTTGCTAAGACCAATTCTAATATCAGTTCTACTGCTGATACTGGCACCATTGCAAGGGCTAAGGAATTGAGTGGGTTGAAGGTGCTGTCCGATGTTGCTGCCGGTCAGTTGGTGCGTGTTGAAGTCAATTTATAACCTAGGAGGGTGAAATGACTGATTTTAGACAGTTTTTAAATGGTGAACTTGAGCGCAAATTACCGGGTACTTTAACCCGTCGTTTCCCTCAGTTGCCCATTGCTGATGGTGCTTTAATTCCTGCTGCTGCTGACCTGCCCGTTGGGGTTCAGTACGAAACCAAAGAATTGATGGAGCAAGCTGGGGAGGCTCTGATTTACGGCAAAGACAGCAAAGATATTCCCTTGATCAACTTCACTGAAGACGAGCAAGGTTATCGGGTTGTTACTTTTGCCACTGGTGTTACCTGGAGTCATGTAGAGCTAGAGCAGGCAGGGTATGCCAATACTCAACGCTCTACCCCCCGTGATATTGTTACCCGTCGCACTAGCTTTGTGCCCCGTGTATTAGCAGAGGCGCATCAAAAGTTTGTATTGGCTGGCTCTGCTCCCTTTTATGGTGGCAATGATTCGCTGGGTATCACTGGATTTTTTAACGATCCTAATGTTCCTAGTGAAAACTCTAGTTATGACCCTACTGACTCGGGTACTACTGCGTTAGATTCTATCGCTTTTATTAATGACCTTTACACTGGTTTACCTGATCGCACCAATGATGTTGCTCAGGTCAGTGTAATCGTTGTGCCGGAACGCTTGCGTAACTATTGGGCTACCCAATTCCTGAGTGGTACTTCTGTTAGTGTGCTTGAGTCTGTGTTGTCCAACCTTGGTCCGGCATCTGGTGGTACTCTGCGGGGCATTGTCAGCATGAAAGAATGTAAGTCTGAAATTCTTGAAGAGTATGGTATTCAGGCTGAGGGTACAGATAAAGACCTGGTAATGGTCGCTCCTGTTGCCCAAGATGCAGCTAGCCGTTCCTACAATAATCCTCGGACTATTCCCTTGGACTATTCTATGGGCACTTACACTCAAATCTTTTTGCAAGATATTGGTCAAGTTCGGATGGATTTTCCTACCGAGTTTGAGTACCGTTTTGTTAACAAGATTACCGTTGGAATTTAGGAGGTTGACTAGTGAAAGTAACCTACTATCCTGACAAAAATCCCTTAACCAAGTCTGTTGTGTTTCGGATGGCTAAGGTCAAATTAAAGCCCGGTGGCAATGAGCTAACGGAGGCTGATTTTGACAAGCTTAAAGCCCATCCTGACTACGATAAGTTTATTGGCTTAGGGGTCATTGTGGAGGGTGAAACTGAAGAGGCTAAAGAGGTTAAACCTATTAGTCGGGGGCGAAAAAAGCCTGTTCCCACTTCACCTTTATTGGTGGATGCACCCCAAGGTTAAAACCAAAACTGATTGTAAGCCCTGGCATTGCTGGGGCTTTAATATAGTTTACGTTAATCTATTGGGGGTGAACCGATGAGTGACCATTGTTTGATTAAACAATTCATTATTGCTGAGTCTGGAATATGTAGGTATCGATGGGTTGTCACAAATGTTTACGAAGGCGACGAAGATGGACTTTTAATTGAATATCAAGAAAAGCTTGATAAACAGTGGATAACTAAAGAGTCTCTTGGCTTTTATGAAGAAACGGCTGACTTGCTAATGCAGGCATTGGATCAAATTAGAAAAATATATTAAACAGGTGGATTATGTTAGAAAAAATTAAGTTTGGATTTAAAGAGTTTGCTTTTACATTAGTGCTTTGGTTGTGGATGATGGTAGACGATGAAGTAACGCAGCATTTTTGGTCATATTTTACTAAGCCTACAATTTTCAGCGCAACGATAACAACTACTGTTTGTGAAGAGGAATAATGCTAACACTTAATGTATTTTTGACTAAGTTTCCAGAGTTTGAGGGCAGGGTAGATGAGGAAGTCTTAGAAGCTTTAATTGAACAGATAGAGCTAGAGACTTGCCAGTATGAAGGGTTAAAGACTGAAGCCTTACAATTGCAGGCGATCGCCTTAAGGGTGGCGTTTGAAGTTGAGAACACTTACCCTGTCAACGCTTTATTATCCGGTAATGTTAAACGGGTTAAAAGCCTTAATGATGAAGTTGAGTATGCTGTCTCTAATATAGGTTCAGGCGATTATACTGCTAATCAATATGGTCAGCGGTTAATGCGCTTTTTAAAGACTAATTATTACGGTGGATTCCATGTCTGAGTTGAACATCTATGAGAATAGAACCTATGCTACTGAGCCTTTATTAAGTGTGTCGGTAGAGTGGTCAACGCAGATAACAGAAAACCGTGGTGGTAAGGAAAATAGGATACCTAAGATTACTGAACCTAGGTTTACTATTGAAGGGTCGGACTTTGTTTTAAGGGATGATGACTATGATTTATTTAAACAGTTTTTTATCGACAGTGAGGGCAAAGCTGGCACGTTTCCCTTTAAATGTCCATTGGATTATTATTGCTCTCATGAGCCTGAATCTCTTGATGCTGATAGCTATTGTCAGGGCATTGTAGTGGGTATTGAAGGTGGCAATAGTCGCATTGTTAAAAAGTACACGGTAGGTAGTGTTAGCAGTTATAAAACGATTATCAAGCCAGTAGAGGGAACAGTTTTAATTTACGATGGGGAAACTTTAATAGAGCCTACTCCTACCATTGATTATGAAACTGGCATAATTACAGGTGACTATGATGGTATGACCGTTAGTTGTCAGTTTAGATTGCCCATGCGTTTTGATGTTGATGATTTACAATTGACCCAGATTAAAAGAGCAATTGATGATGCCAGGGTAGCTAATGATACTTCTATTTATATCCCAGTTAATTTTAGGTTAGTTGAGGATATGAATTATGATCGCAGTTCTCCTTTGCTGGCTGAAGATTGGAAAACTACTAATGATTATGTTTTTGATGGCAGTCCATTAGCTGACGTAACCTATGCTGATCGTAAGTTAACCAGGATAAGTTTAGCGGATAATAAAAGGGAAGTTAAAGACGGTTTAAACGTTAATCGTCGTAAATATTTAATAGCTGATAATGCCATGCCTTACCTGTCAGCAGTGCGTTACTATAACCTGTTCATGGCATCAAAGGGGCGGCTTGTGCCTTTTGAGTTTGAGGATACGTTGGTTAGATTAGATAGCGATACTTTTAACGCTCAAATGGAGTCTAATCCGGTATGGACTGTTACGGGCTTAGATATGATCCAGGTTTTGAATAATGGCGAGAATGAAATAAAAACATGGGCGCATTATATTGATATTGGTACATTTGTGAATAATACACTAGCTTGCATGATAGGCGGAACGTACACCGCAGATCTGCGATTACTAGCATCCACATCTGACGAACCAAGGGAAACAATTACAGCAACTTTTGACCTGTCAATGTTTCAGGGGGATGTTCTCCCGGTATCGGCTTTTGCTTTGGACGATTTCTCCTTTATTGTCCAGTCTGATTTTGATATTAATTCAGCTTATTCTCTTGATGGAAGCACCAGGATAATTAATCTTCCCTCCCATGCTTTGGTTGTTGTAGATGGCAACAATCCAAATTTAGCAGATGGTTCGATAGATGATCCGCTGACCACAAACTACGTTTTCGGGGGGCAAACATACAGCATCCCCGGAGGGGAGACTATGCCTTTGTCAGAGGCGATCCAAGGAGTCATTGATATGGGAGTTTTGTCCCAGCCTCACAATGCTATTTCGTTGTCACAAATGGCGGCAAGGGGATTTATTTCTGACAATATTATTTCTTTTAAAATTATGCACGTCAACCATGGATCAGGTTTAGTGAGATTAACTATTGACGTTCCACAATGCACTTAAATATTCCAATCAGAAGCGTTAACAGTGCCATTACTCCCCCCGCCAGTATTTGTTGCAGTAGTACCAGTCCCTTCGTCAAAAAGCCATCTTGATATAAGCCCGGTGTCTTGCCCTGCCAAAATATCGTCCATGTTGTCAGCAATTTGCGTTTGAGTTCGTCTTAAATTCCATATTCTAAAGTCGGATATTCGATAATCAATTCTATTGTCAGTTGTAATTCCCCTTCTATGTCCCAAAAATAATGAAGCGTTACTAGCTCTCATGTTGCTTATGGACAAAAACTGCCTATTTAGCAGGGAGCCATTGCGGTAAAATTCAATGCAAAGATTGGATGGATTTGGATATAAAGCCAATGCGTAATGCATCCAGACATTATTGTTGTCTATGATTTGGTAAGTAGGGAAAACCCTTGCGGTTGTAGATGCTGTTATTGTCGGTTGTAATTGCCCCACTCCAAAAACCACTCCCCTTATAGGTTCATTTCCAGAACTTACATCAAAACTAAATAAATCTCCGTTTGAGAATGGAATATTAAAACTATCACTTTTCCATTCAATTGTTATTGCGGTAAAGTTGGATCTAGTGTAAGTGGGTGTTGGAAAAGTGAGGTAACGAGACGAAACAACTTTATACCAATCTGTCGGGGCTGTTATTAGTTTTCCTAGTTGGATTATGTGATTAAATAAAGTCATATTATGGATCTATAAAGCTAGTGGTAAAGCTAAGGAAACTTGAGTCGCTTGATGCGCTTGCTATGGTAAAAGTCAATACATCTCCCACTGCCATTGTATTTAACGCTGTGGACGAAATATCCTGTGGAGTCTGATTGACAGATATGCTAGTTAGTCCCGTTATACCTACCCCATTAATCAAAAAGCTTAAGGTTAGTGTTCCCGTTGTGCAAACCACCCCCAGCACTTCATCAAACAATAGGGCGTAAGGCGTAACAATTAATCTTTGCGTTGTATTAAATGGATAAGGGAAAATAACAGACCCTACATCTGCTATTGTTGCGCCACCACCGCCAGAACCTTTGTATAAAATATTAGCCATTAGTAAAAACTCCTCTCAAATACTCGCCAGATAGTGCCGTCCCAATAGTAGTAAATGGAACGAACAGCATCCCCAGCATCAGACAATGTAATTATTGCCGTCCCGTCATTTTCTTGGATAGCTAGAGCGTTAGTCCCTGTCCCTGCATTAATAATTTCTCCCTCATAGTAATCAGTTCCGGTAACGGCGGGCAGTTTGACGATAACTGACGACACCGTGGGTGTTAGAAATTGGAAATAAGCATCGGTTAAAATCAGCGTTTTGGTAGCCGATATTGATTCAATGTTTTTGGCTTTGATTGAGCCAGTGGGTAAGTCGTGATAGCCCAATTCATTGTCTGCATTTGTCCCAAAATACTGGTTTTCTTCGACTTCATCAATAAACTGAAACCCATCAGGAATCCCGCCGTAAACACCCACGGTTTGCTCCACAATGGGTCCAATAAGATCGCCATCTAAAAAGCTACTGGTTGTCCTGCGTCCGATCACCTCAACGGATAGAGTCAAAACATTGCCAGCAACGGCGGTGCAATTCAACTGGGCATAGCCCCCGCCACCAAGACCTGGAGCGGTTTGCCTAAATAACGTGACCGGAACACCGGGAGCAAAGCCATAATTTTCTGCCACCGTGACATCGACCGTTGCTCCAACCCCCGGGGCAGTGACATTGCCGACGATGGTGGTGTAAATTCTGGTGCGAGCCAGGACACTTTGCAGATCGGTTTGATTGGCTAGAGTGCCAGTGATTTGCCCCCACTCTATATCACCATTGACTATTACAAAATCACTAACACTAATTCCAGTGCCAGCAGGGGCGATAACTTCAACCTTGCCAGTAGTAGTTCCAGTCGCCACAGTTCCAGTTATTTCAGTGTCACTTACAACTGCAAAATCATCTATCTCTACTCCATTTATTTCGGCACTTGTAGCCGCTGTAAATCGGGAACCATAGATTGTAACAACCGTATCTATATCACCCTGCCTAGGGGCAAAATCATCGACAATAGGGGGCAAGTCTAGCAGAGTAGGCGTTAACTCAAACTCTCCAACATAGCCTCTTCCATACTCTAAAGATAGTTGATAAATTTCAACATCAATAACTGATTGAGCAGAGCTAAAATCTATAATTTGCTGGGCTACGGGATATAAAAGAGATAAGACTAATCCATCAGCAAATGGTTGGTCAAAGTAAAGAGTGGAACCTCCAATAACATCTATTTCATAAACCTGTGGGTCTAATGGATTTAAACCAGTATTTAATCCCACCCAGCTAATAGTTATATTCCCAGCACTGTCTTTCGTAGCAGTCGCATCAATGGAAGCGTAAGGTTTAAAATAAATGCCTAGAACAGTGTAGGTTGTGACTCTAGTAATATCAGTTACGTTACGTCCGATGGGTACTGCTTTAAAGTCAAAAGTTTGACCAATGGCATCAGCGTTAGCTGTTAATCTAACGACTTGCCCTGATGTACCTTTCACGACATAGATTAACTCATCGGCAACATGGGCAACCGGGGGAGTACCATTAACGCCCCTTTGGATATATTCAAGCTCATAGGTGTTGAGACTAACTAAGGTAACATCACGGGCTACTATCTGTTCCTCTCCAACCAATAAAATAACCTCTTGGTTGTCAAATTGATTCTGGCTTAATGGTGATAATGTTCCTTCATCTAAAATAACTGTAATGGTATTGGTTTCATCCAGCCCTACCACCTTGGTCATGGAGCCTGACAACGTACCTTTAGTGGTAGGGGCGACAGTAACAGCCACGGCTGAATAACTACCACCATTAAACCTGGCAAAGATTGTAGTTTGTCCAAAGTCAACACCGTCACGATTGACCGCCGCATATATACAAGGTGGGTCTGTTTTTCTAACCCTATTAGTTTCAACTATTGTTATTATTGGTTCACCATAATCTTTAGCTTCAAGACTAGGATTAGATGGATTAACTACTGTACTGGGTGGGGCATTATAAGTAATAGTTAATTCTGTATCAACATCAATATCTCCACCCGGCAAGATTGTTAACAGCCCAGTCTCACAATCGATTTCATAATCTATCCCTTCAACAAAAATAGTTTCCCCACTACTGACCACTACCGTATCGCAATCAATGTCAGGGGCTAATTGAATAGCCGTGCCAGTATAGGCTGTGTTAGTGTTGTATCCTACAAAAGGTTGGGCAGTAAAAATATCACCATCATAGGTATAAAGCTCACATTCAGCAATTAGGTTAGCTCCAGTAACAACAGATGCAATCTGGAAGGTTATAGGGTCTTGACCATCTACTAATGGAAAAGCTATAGTTTGCCCTTCTATTAAATTAGCTCCATCTTCCGGTAATACTTTTACGTTGTAACGATTAGCCTGTTGCCATGTTGCTTCTAGGTAACGCCATATCCATGTTTTAGCATCCCCCGAAGTCATCATCAAACTGGTATTAATTGACTTGGGATTATAATGGAATGCCATCGGATAAGCCCGATATTCACTATTACTATTAAAATCTTCATTTAAGTCAGTGTAGGTAATACTAACTCCTGACGGCAATTCCCCAGAATCAATAATCGTTTCATCGTAAGGATCGATGGGTTCATTACCATATTCTGTTGCCCCTAAGCCAGTCCAACCAACATCAACTGGAGTAATTGCCGATGCATTGTCAGCCCTTATAAATTGCAGTTGACCATCGGCGTTGGTAAAGCTTAGAAGAAAATATCTCTGGATTATTTCATTTAGAAAATCAGCGGCACTACTACCATCTTGTTTATAGATTGCATTGATTCTATCCCCTCCTACTTCAGGGGCTACAACATCAACATCTCTAATTAACCCAACTGATTCACATACTTCATAAATAACATTCTGAATAACATTAGCTTCACTATTTATTCTTTCTACTACTACATCAATAGTCCCAGGTAGTTCACCACCTAAACTATCAAGGGGAAAATCCCTTACTACACAATAAACCAGATGGCGCATATTTTTATCGCCATTTTCATTACCTTCAAATTCTTCTATCGTAGTGTTAATATTCTGGTCACTTGCGCCGGTATAAGTTGTTAAATAATTTTCTAACTTATAATCATTATCTGCAATAGTTGAGTCTAATTCACCATCTCGATTAAACCAGACAACATCATTAAAACTAATCCGAACTATTCTATCTACCGAGCCATCACAAATAGCAAAGGCAAAATTGCCATAATAACGATAGGTTGTTGTTTCTGTTGTAGTTGAATTATTGCTATTACCTTTACCTCCGCCAGTAGATTCAGTCTCACTGGTAACAATAGCTTCTTCTCGTCTAGGTGGAGCCCAGATAATCGGGCAACCTTTAATCAATACCCGTCCATAAACTTTAGCTAATGTCCAGCCCCCCCCAGTTTTACGGGTGCTAACATCTTCTAGCTTGCCAGTCTCAGTCTGATTAAAAACAGACTTAGTTGGACTTAATGCTTTACTAAGCATATTAAGCCCTAAACTGACACCAAGACCGAGCGCAACATTAGCCATGGAATTATTATAAGAGTAAGCTTTCTAATATTATTATGAGTCTAGGTTTTACCTCTATTGATCGCAAGATAACTATTGCTGATGTTGATTATCACCCCCAGGGGGCTATCGACCCATCTAGCGTAAAACAAAACTCAGCACTAGAATCTAACAATCTAGACGTTAAAGGTTTAATTGATAGTAATTTAATCAGTGACCTTGACCTTCGGGCTGGTAAGTTTAATGGTGAAAGGGTTAGAGTTTTTATCGCTGACTTTATTACTGGGGAAGTAGTTAAAACTTTAGCTAATGGTCGATGGGGACAAGTCCAAAAGACAGACCAAACTTGGTCAGTTACCATCAGAACACCAGCAGATATTTTACAGCAGTCAGTACATCAATCATTAGGACGTTCTTGCCGTTGGTCTAAGCGATTAACTGACCCTAGATGTGGTGTTAACTTAAACAGTTTTATTGTGACAACTACTGTTACAGGGTTATCTGGAAATAAAACATTTACTTTAGCCAGTGTGCCTAGTCCTGCATTGATTTATAACTGGTCTGGAGGTGCTGGTTATGTAGAATTTACTACCGGATCCAATGCTGGTTATAAACTAGCCATTGATACCGTCCAAAGTGGTGGATTGAGTTTAAGGGTTGCGCCACCTTACGAGGTAGAGATAGGGGACGAATTAAAGATTATTCCCGGCTGTGATGGCACTATGGGAATGTGCAAAAATAACTTTGATAATATAGATAACTGGGGTGGTATTGCAGAAGGTTTACATTTCTTCCCCACTAAAGAGGATTTAAGGCGATGAATCCCATTGATATTAAGACTAGAATTGAATCTGTTTTAGGTGTTACCCGTAACAATAATGGTCAACCAACTAACTATGGATTACTGGGAAAATATACCTATGCTTCTGGCTTTCAAAATGTAGCTTTTGCCATTGGTAGAACTCCCCAAGTTAATAAGGTTGAAGGACTAGAAGCTGTCTTACTTTACCCTGACACCAAAGAATCTTTTCCAATTTGTGCTGGCGATATTTATAGTGATAAATGTTATCGACTGGCATTAGTTGAGCATTCAGGATTGCAAGGGCATAATGCTATTTTGATGTTAGAACGTTCTGGTATTTTACAAGGTTTAAATATTGTTTACATTCCCGCCAATCCTGAAGTGGGGAACTTCCCTCAGTGGAACTTAAAATTTAAAGTATATGAGTTTAGGACTAGATTATAATGGCTATCGATTTTAGCGGCGTGGCAGGTGGCGGTAGCAGTAGGATAGGTATAGGTACTGGTGGAACTTTGGTTAAAATCAAATCATTGGGTAGTGGTGAAACTCCAGTAACTTACACCATAACTGGTAGTGCTTCTATTGGGGCAACTACCGCATCTTTATCTGCTAGTGTTGCTTTGTTTGTGGAAAAAGGTAGTTATCTATATTTTGGGTCTAACTTCATTATTCCCAGTGAATCTAAAGTAATTGGAACCAGTGCAACCGACATAGCTATTCAGCCCGCACTTGCTACTATATCAGGTACTTGCTCAACCTATGGACTGTTAACACTGCCCACCACTAATGTTAATAACAATGAAGAGGTAGCAACCATTCCATCTAAGAATCATTTATTAGGGGAACAGTTGACAGAGGAAAGATTATCTAGGGCATTAAAAGTTAGTTGTGAGTTAATAGTAGCCCCTGATGATAGAGCTTACTTTTATGAAGCATTACCAGCGGCTCTCAATAAAGCTGGGCAGTCTGGTAAGGTTTATGTGGCAATTGCCGCCCCTGTTTTAAAAAGTAAAAATCTTTATGAATTTACCTTTGGGACTGCATTGGTAACAGTAGATGGTGATGCTAATCCAGTTAATGAATTACGCCGCCCTAGTGTTACTTTAAACTTCCAAGCTCCATGGTTAAAAACTTCTGTTTATTGGGCAGAGCCAGAAGCTATTAAGGCTTTAATAGATGCACAGATTCCATTGTGTGGATTACCTAAAAGGATAGATTGATTAATGATTTTATTATTATTAATGACGCTATAGCTATAGTTTATTGAGGAAATATTATGCCTGTTGATTATTCTGTTGTTGCCCAAGGTGGCGATACTCGTTTAGGAGTTAGAACCGTTGGGAGTTTAGTTAAAATCCATAAAATGTCTGGGGTCGCTCCCACGGTTTACACTTTAACTGTTGGTACTACCATCGCCGTTGCCGCTGTTACTGCATCTTTAAGTGCTAACGTTGCCTGTTGGATTGAGAAAGGTACTTACCTTTATTTTGGCTCTAATTTTGTTGTAGCCGCTGAATCTAAATCTATCGGCACTAGTGCTACCAGTATTGCCATTCAACCTGCCCTGGCTGAGATTGTTTCTACCACTGAGGGCACAACCTATGGGTTGCTTACCCTTCCTACTACCACTATTGCTAATGGTGAGGAGGTAGGTAAGGTTGACGCCAAGACTCATGCTTACGGTGAGCAAGGGGCACAGGAACGGGTGAGCCGTACTTTTAATGCTACCTGCCAGCTTAATGTCAGCCCTGGCGATCGTGGTTATTTCTACCATGCGCTCCCTGCGGCTCTGAATAAAGCTGGTTATAACGGTACTGTTAATGCTGCCATTGCTGTACCTGCTAGTAATGGCGTTGGTGGCTATGAATTTACCTTTGGAACGGCATTAGTAACTGTTGATGGTGATGATTTACCATTGGATGAAATTCGCCGTCCTAGCCTGATGTTAGACTTCCAATCTCCTTGGTTAAAGACTACCTTGTATGCGGCTGAATCTGCCAGTGTGCAAGCGTCTATTGCTGAAAGTTGCAAGTTAGCTGGCTTCCCATTGCCTGCATAATTGTTGCCATATTGGTGTTAGATAGCCCTGACGTTTGTTGGGGCTTTTATTATTAATAATGGATACTACTATAGCTATAGTTTGGAGTAAATTATTATGGTTGATTATTCTACCGTTGCCCAAGGTGGGGATACTAGATTAGGGGTGCGTACTGTTGGCAGTTTGGTTAAAATCCACGCCTTTCCTATTCAGGAGGTTTATCCCACTGAATACACAATTGCGGCTGATACTGCCATTGCTGAAGATGATGAAACGGCGGATTTGTCTGCTGACGTTGATTGCTGGATTGAAAAAGGGACTTACCTTTATTTTGAAGGCACTAAAGTCATTGTTGCCGCTGAGTCTAAATTGGTTGAGACTACTGGCACTATTATTGCTATTCAGCCCGCCGCCGCTGCGGTTGACCTGGGGGATGAAGCTTTAACCTACGGGCTAATCACCCTACCCACCACTTCTATTGCTAATGGCGAGGAGGTTGGTAAAGTTGATGCTAAGACCCACGCCTATGGGGAACAGGGTGCTCAAGAGCGTGTTAGTCGGACGTTTAACGCCACTTGCCAGTTGAATGTTAGCCCTGGTGACCGTGGCTATTTTTACCATGCTTTGCCTGCTGCCCTTAACAAAGCTGGTTACAACGGTACGGTTAATGCGGCGATCGCCGTCCCCGCTAGCAATGGTGTAGGAGGCTATGAATTCACTTTCGGAACTGCCTTGGTAACTATTGATGGTGATGACCTACCACTAGATGAGATCCGCCGCCCATCATTGATGTTGGACTTCCAGTCTCCTTGGCTGAAAACCACCCTCTATGATGCCGAGTCCACTGCGGTTAAAACTGCTATCACCGATAGCTGTAAACTGGCTGGCTTTCCTTTGCCTGTTTAGTATAGCCATTGACGGATTAAAACTCTTACAGCAAACCCCCTTCCTTGTTGGTTGGGGGTTGTTTTTGTCTAAACAGCCATCAATTGCATACGCTTTAACTATATTAAGATAACTGCAATTGGAGTCAGTGGATGGCTCAAACCCTTATGGGGCTTAGGTTGTGGCTATAAATTGCAGATGGGTGCAACTTTTGCCGACGTTTTAAAATAAAAGGTATAATGAAAGCCCTCCGTGATGTAATCAGCATCCGAGGGCAGTAAACCTATCAATTTAATCCAAGAGGTTCACAATGATGATTGTAAGACAAGATTTGCC